TTCATCATATTCATTTATTAACCTCTTTAAATAATATTCACATTTCTTTAAGTCTTCTAGTGCCGTACCTTTATATGGGTGTCTCCATATATACTTGAATGCATTTTGCCAACAATAATGTGCGTGACTAGAAGGTAAGATTGCACCATAAGACATAGCTTTCATTGCTTCGATGCACTCTATACCTACTGTATTATAATGTGGTGGACTATTAACCATATCTGTACCTACAACAGTATTACATATTTCACATTCTGCACAATTCAAATCATCGTCTAGTAGGCAACCGCATTTAGCACAGTTTTCTTTAGCCCATACATTGTTCATCTTATCTCCCTTTAGTAAAATTAAATTTTATTACATTGCCATCTGTCTGTATGACGTTAGGTTTATCCTCTACTAAAGTTTCCAACATGTCAAGTTGTTTTATTGAACTAAATACATCAGGTTCTCTTATGTTTATATCCATATCTAATTCATCTCTAGTTTCCCATACTTTTTGAATAAAGTCTTTGTCTGTTTCTAATAACTTAACACAGGTAGATAGCAAAGTAAGCATATTCATCATCATGTCTTGAGTATCTGCACTATCTTTATTTTTTTCAGATATTACTATATTACCATCTATATCTCCCATCCATTTGTTCTTGTTGTCTTTGTGTAAAGTAAATACGAGTGCATAATCTTGGTCATTGATGTTCATGTTATTAAATCCTTTCTAGGAGTTTTAAGTGGAATAACCTGTAGTTTTATCTCATTTCCTTTAGATGTCAACCATTTTTGTGGTATTATTCTGTGAGCACACAAGAAACCTTTTTGTTCACACCAATCTTCATAGGTGGTCTTAGAACCTTTGTACAATTTGTTTCTTACGTTACTAAAAACAAATCGAATATCTAATTCAGGGTGTTGTTTTTTAATTTCTATGTGCTTGTATCTATCTTCTGTATCAAAGAATCCTTTCGTTTCTATTATAATTCCGTTATCTAAAACAAAGTCAGGTGTGTAAGTTCTATATCTGAGGTCTTCCCACTCTATTTTCAAGGCTTCATACCTGACTTTTTTCTGTTTATCTTTTAGAAATAACGCAACATTCATCTCTAGACCGCTGCGATACCTAGACTTATTGTGTCGTTTATACACCATCAGGTTCAGCCAATGATACATACTGAACCATAGGTGGCTCTTTGGCGTTAGATACAAGTGATGGAAGTTCTTGTAGCGTGTCCCAACAATCTTTCTTATACTTACAGAAAGTACAACCTCTAGGTAAAACATAATTACCTGATGCTACTTTTCTATATGTCTCAGGTTGAGCTTCGTAACAACGCTTAAACGGTTTATCTTTATTTATATAGTCTACAGTATTTTTTATTCTACTGTTGACTTCTTTTATATCCATATCTTGTGCGGATACGTACTTAAAGTCTCCGTTTCCTTTGTTGACTACCCACCATCCACCTACATCTACACCTAATCCTTGAGCGTACCCTGCAAGTTGAGACACGTAACCGAAACTATCTTCACTAGATAAAGCACCGTAAGATTCAAATTTATTTTTATAACTCCAAGGTGAAGCAGACTTTATATCATCTACTGTGTTACCTATAGTTAAATCACACTCTCCTTTTATTTCTGTGTCTCCTACTTTAAGACTTACTTTTGTAGCGTCATTAAACTCTACGTTAGCTTCTCTTAACAACCCTTTGAATACAGCTTCTACTAAATCGCCTAAGACCATATTCATTAAGAAATTAGATGGGAAAGGTTCAGCTACTTCTGGTTTGTTTTTATCGTACCATAGTTGGCATGTAGGTCTACCTAAGTTAGACATACGCAATCTAAACTCTTCTCTAGGTGGACCTGCAAACTGGCGTTTTAGTGCAGATTTAACATCAGAAGCTATTTGCTCTAAGTTATCCTCAGAGATAGTTCCTTCACCTTTTACAGCTTTACTTAAATATGCTCTAATCGCCAGTTCAGCAGGATGGTTCATACCATTATACTCCTTCTAGTTCATTGGTATCTATAAATTGGTCTATCAAGTCTTTGTCATCTTCAGGCATCGTGTCCTTCAGATTAGCGTGATGCGTATCCGATACCCAAGTATTAAAAGCTGCAATCCAATCCAAGAAGTTTTGTAGCACTACTTGGTCATCGACTGTAACATCAATGGACTTGTTGTCTAACTTTGCAGCTATGACAAAGTATGTTCCACCTGATATTTTATCTTTCTCTTCAGTAGAGAATTTAATCAAGTGTTGTATAGGTAGATGTTGCATAGACGCAAGCTTATTGAAAGGCTCTCCCATGTTCTTGAAAGATACTTTACTATCTGTCTCAAACAATACAGGCATCTCAAAGTCATCTACTGGAGAGCCTATAGCATCAGTAGCATCCTTGACTACAGCTATACCAAAGACATGCCTCTGTCGTTTAATTTGAGAGTATATAGCCTTTGTTTTTTCAGGTAGTGAACTATAGTCTTGGATGTACCCTGCAGGTTTACCGCAGTTGAATCCACCTGATGTGTCCATCAAGTCATTGTTCAAGCTATCAGAGAGAACAGTCTTAATGTACTCGCCTCGTTTGCCTGTGTCAGCAGACTTCTTAGGGTCAAAGGATTGAAACCTCTGATAAGATTGTCGCTGCATGAAGGGTCTAAGAGATAGCTCCTGCATGTATATTTCTTCACCGTCTGTTTTGCGAATAACTAAAGACCCTGCAGGTATGATTTCCATCTTTACCTGTTTGCCTTTAATTTCTTGCATTCCCATAATAGGGTCTCGTAATACTTTTACTCTAGCGAGTTGTGAAGTCTTCTTGTCTGTATTAGAATTGTTAGGCGTAGTCGCAACTCCCATAAGCTTAGCCATGTCAGCAAAGTTTACAGAGCCGTTAGATGTAATTAATTCATTAGTCATATTTATATGTCCTTTGTGTCTAGCCAATTTGGTCCTATCTTGGCTTCTAATAATAATGGTACGTTGAAGTCTACCCTATAGTACTCGTTAATTAGGTCGTGCAGATTTACATTTAAAGTTTCTACTGCTGCTATCACCTGTTGCTCTTCATTAGGATGGACATCTACCACAATCGAATCATGTACTGTGTTTACCAGACAACTATAGTGCTTGTCAAGAAGTTTTTCAAACTCTAGTAAAACTATTGGTACTACATCTCCAGTTGCAAATCCTTGCACTGGGTAATTCTTTATCATAGTGAAGTTAGTTACGCTTCCATTTGCTCTCCTTTTCATGTTATCAAATTGATATTGTCTACCTGATGGTGTCTGTATCCTGCCAGTGTTGATAGCTTCCGTAGCTAATCTACTGTGCCATTTACCGATACCGCTATACTTAGTCGTAAACTGCTTGTAGTATGCAGCTTCAGCAGGTGTCCTGCCGTATCCACTTGCCCCATACAGAGGAGCAAATGTATGTGCCTTGGCTTCTTGGCGAGTTGTAGGTTGCCCTGCATCACTGATAACCTTGGCAGTGTAAGCGTGAACATCAAAGCCTGATGCTACCTCGTCCATAGCTGTCTTGTCTTGCCCTAAGAATGCAGCGACTCTAAATTCTAATTGAGCAAAGTCAGCTTCCATTATTTTCCCACCATCCCATCGAGATACAAATACTTTCTTAACAGGGAATGTACCACCTCTAGGCATGTTCTGCATGTTAGGATTGCGTCCACTGAATCTACCTGTAGATGTAATGTGTTGCGTTAATGCAACATGTAGGAAGTTATCTTCTTTAGTAAAGATGTCTATAGATTTGATATAGGTATTAAGATAGGTCTCAAGTGCTGATAGTCTTCTAAGTTTCTGCAAGAAGTCTCGTTGCATTGTGAGACCTTTACTATGGGCGATAGTCTCAAGTCTTTCGATGTTTCCTTTAGAAGTTGAGAATCCACCTGCGGAGACCCAAGTCTTACTAGGTGCGGTAAAGCGTAGACCTGCCACACGATTAGTATCAGTAAGATGATAACCAGTTGCGTCACAAGACTTGCACTTTGTAGGCTTTTTAAATAACGAACCGTCCTTCCTTGTTTTGTGAACATACTTGTTTCCTTTGCATTCGTCACATCTATGAGCCTTAGTCTTGTACATGATAATCATATTCTCATCAACAGCTTTCTTAAACTCTGCATCTGTAGATGTATGCTCAAACAATTCTTCGCCCCATATGTGTTTATCAATTACCTTCCTAGAGAATATAAGCTGAGACACTTGCTCTGGAGAGTTAAGATTAATAGGAGTGTCACCCATCAATTCCTTCGTTATCTTATCTAAGGAATCTAGTATGTCATTTCTTTCTTTCTCAAACTCTTCTCTTACTTCATATAAGGTATCTCGATTTACTTTCAAGCCATTCATATACATTTTAGTTAATGACTTGCATACTTCATTTGTAATCTTCAATACGTTAACTAGTGAATGGTTCTCTTGGTCTTTGTATCTCTTATCTAAAGCTAAGAATAGAGACTTAGTTACAAGTATATCTGCATTGAGATACTCGCTTAGTTCTGCGTGAGGTATTTCTCTGGTGTTGTATCCTTTCTTAAAGTATTCCTTGAGAGTATCTTGTTTCTTGTAAGGCAAGCGATACCTTTCAGCACAAGCTTCAAGAGATAGAGGTTTCTTTAATCCTCTGCATAGTATGTACTCTGATAACATCGTGTCGTATATGTCACCGTCATACTTGAATCCACAAGACCACAACCACTGTAAGTCGTGTTGAGCATTGTGCATTATCAGAAGCGTAGTCTTATCTAGAGCTTCTTGAACTCCAGAAGATAAGTCTGACGTTTCTATATCAGCATGGTCAAAGGTATAAAGGGAAGGTTCATCCTCTGTATCGACATCACCTAAACCAACCATAGTTAAAGTATTGGTAGGTTCAAAAGGGTCAAGGTGTAACTTACCCTCTCTAGTTATCGTAGTATTCTCTACGTCCAGTGCAAGTCTCATGTGTGGTGTGTACCTTTCTATATTTATTATTCTAAGCAGTGTATCTAGAGATGCCACCGTCTAGCACTACATTCATACTCCCATGCCAACCGCCTGTCAACTTATTTTTAGCTATAACTAAATATCGAACAGGAGATTCTTCGTCTTGACCTTCGACAGGTGCATTCTTACCTATGAGAATCATAAGGTCAGCTTCAGCAGCTTTACCTGTCTTAGAGCCTTCTAACATAGATTGATTAAGGCTTTGAGCTTTACCTTCAGCTTCAGCAGATAGCTGACTCATCCAGAAGATAGCACAATTATGTTGCTTCGCTATGTTCCTAGCGTAGATAGCAGCATCCTTGAGGTATACGTCAGACTTGTCACCTGTTCTAGCTGCGAACTTGTCACCCATATCCATGACTACTACATCAGGATTGTAAGTCTTAACGACTTGCTCTACCCAAGCTAAGTCCTTGCCTGTGCAATCTTTGATATGTAAGTTGCCTTTAATCTTTTCGTATAGCATACCTGCTTTGGCAGGATTGTTCTTTACATCCATCAAAGTCATGCCTGTAGCAGCCGATAGATACCTAGCTCCGACTCTATGGTATGCTTCCTCGTTGAGTAGCACTAGACACTTAGCTCCTTGATGAGCAAATCCCTCTGGACCTGCAATCAAACTAGCGTGAAAGCTCGTCTTACCTGTATTAGGTCTAGCTCCAACTATAACTAAGTGACCACCATTGATACCTTCAATGCGACTAGACAAAGTAGGTATGTTGAACTTCCATTGAGCCTCTAGGTCATTGAGTTGCAATAGTGTATCCACAGATATGTCCTCCCAATTAACTTTCATATTAGGTAAGAAGTCATCGTTGTACGACTCAATCATTCTACGCAATGGCTCAAGAGATGTAGCTTCACCGTTAACGTAATCGAATCCTACGTTAGCTATGTCCTCTCCTATGCTTTGCCTAAACAAACAAGACAATACATCTTGAGCTATCTCTTTTGTCATAGGCTGTTCTTTCTGTAGTTGGTAGAACAGGTTCTTATACATCTGCTTGTTCGCAGTTGTAATGGTGGTATTGTTCGTCAAGAAGATAGCTTCCAACTCCTCTGGTGTAAGAGTACGCTCGTACTTATCCATAGCGTAATCTATAGTTTGTTTAAGCTTTCGCACATCCTTGGAGAATAGTTTGTCAGGACAGCGACTGCCTTTGTGGTCTTCGTAAAAGTCTTTGTCCATTAAAGACCTGATTAGTGATAGTTCCATATTATTTATTATCCTTCATTAAATACTTCCAAGATACAGGAAACAGTTTTTCCATCTCATCGTTTATTTGGTCAGCGACCATTTTAGTTTCGACTTGTGCATCACCTGCACATCTGAGTCTACACATGTCAGCGAATGCATCAAGGCTACCTGACCAGAACCATTCAGTCAAGTGGCTAATAGGCAACACCATACGAGCTTGTTCTTCGCATATGCCTAGCTCTAGTAGCTTGCTGTACGATGCCATAGCTTCCGCTATTACTGCATTGTGATGAAAAGAAGCCAAGCTTTGAGTAGCTTCATCTTGAATGACATCACCGCTACCTTGCTTCTTATCTTTAGTTTGGGAACGCCATATAGCTGTATCAGGGTCATCCATACTAGGTCTGTACCAATTAGGTCTGGTGTCTACGTAGCGTCTACTGATTTCATTCCACCGTAAAAACTTGTGCTTCACTAATTGTCTAGCTACAAAAATTGGAGCTTGAACTTTGAATGACGCAAAGCAATGACCGAAAGGTGACATGTGTTTATGTTTCGCTAGATACGCAATGAGTTTAGCGTCTGCATCTATAAATGTTTTCTTATTTACATTGAAGCTAACTCTAGCTGCATTTACTACAGTTAAGTCATTGCCCATGTAATTTATTAGTTGTACTTTCATGCGTGTGTATCCTTATTTTCTAAATGTCTTATTTTGTTTTTATAGTATTCTTGCATATCTTCATCAGGTTTCTCTTCAGTATATTTATTTAACTG